GTCATCTGGATAGTATGGCGGTTGTGTTCCAATACACGTTCCTCCAGCATCAACGTTTGTTATAATTTGTGTTAGACTTGGATTATCAATCAGTTCTCTCCCTGTTAGATATTTACTTCTCTGACCTGATGGTATGGAACTACCTACAGGTACAAGTGTAGGATTAGAGTTTTCGTCATTATACATACCTAAATCCATAGCAACAGCAAGTTGTGATTTATATGATGCTGAATTTGGGTCTATATAAAGTCCATAGTCACCATAATAACGTTCTGCTCTTTTGAAACCATTTGCTACAGCAGATACATTATCTGATGTGTAATACATATTAGTTAGAATCAGATCACCTTGTTGTATAGATGTTAAGTTATTAACTGCTGGGAATGTTCTCGTCATACATACATTCAATCCAAGTTCTCCGATGTCTTGATTACCAAAGTCTCCTATATTTGAATTCTGATCTTCTCCTGTATTAATTTCATTTTCTACTTGGTCATTATCAATACCATAATATCTTTGTCTTGAGAATTGAAGTCCAGCAATTTTTTCAGGGTTCTCATAAGCTATGTTAGAATAGAATAGTTGTCTTACACCAGTTAAACTTGTTATTTCAGTATATGGAGATGTAAAAGTTGAAAAATTACAAGTCATAGATTTACTCACTTCAGTATTTATAACAGGCACTTTACCTTCAGCGTCAGGAATACCATAATCATCAAAGTCAGCAAAAAAAGATGGAACACCTCTAATATCAACTCTTGATGGTTTTTGAAGTTGTTCGGTCATCAGAGTTGAGATATTCTGTGGAGTGACTAATCCAGCAGGAATGGAGACTTTCGTTGTTGTTGTTCTAACATCGTAAGACGGAGATAATCTTGTAGGGTCAAAGTTTATACCTGAAGCATCAGCAAGTCCAGTATAAGATATTAAAGCCGAACCAGACCAATTTGTAGCTGCTGGGAAGTATCTTCTACCATTTGGTTTAATATATTTCTTTGTGGAAACATTATCTCTATCAGCAATGAGAATTTGTATAACTGCTGTGTTCGTTAAATCTGAAGAAGGGAACGAAGGAGGATCGGCATAAACTGTCACTGATTGTAATCCAGCACTATAACTTGAACTTCCATCTAAATCAACAAATGAAAATTTTACAAGTTCTCCATCTTGGACTTCTTCTGCTTTGATTTGGTAAATAGGTCTTGAAGATGTATCAGATGAATATGTATTACCTTGAATGAATTTAGGTCTTGATGTAGATGGATTGTTGAGACCTGCTGAAACACCAACAGCGATGTTATTATAATTACCTTTCGGCATATTATTTGGATTGTTATAATTATCACCAACAGTAGTTTCATAATCACTCAGATCTACTTCACCTATACCTCTATTTCTTGCGTTGTCTAATCCTGTAAGTGTATCGTTCGCATAACCATTATAGGTTTTCATAGAAGTAAGAGGCAGAGGGATTGTATTATATCCTGAATGATTTACATAATATGCGAACTCAAATCCTACTTCATTATCCATCAATCCGTTTTCATTTTCTTCACCCAAAAGTTCAATTGTATCTTGAATCGTACCTGATGTATTAATAGCAACAGACTCAACATTTATAACATCACCTTTGTTTATCGTGATACCATAAGATGAAACATTATTAACCCATCGGTTTTTAAACTCATCATCCTCCTCTGCGGTTTGATTATAATTGAGTCTTCCACGTAATCTATTACACTCGAGCAATACGTAGTCAGTCATTTTATATATAGCTTTTATATATATAAAATTTAAGATACAGCTCTATTCAGACAATGTGACTTCTCCCTTCTTAAGAAGCATAATACGTTCAACAGAAGCAAATATCTTCATTTCACGGGCTGATTTATCATCAGATGTTCTTGTGTATTTCTTAAGAATACGGATTGGTTTGACTCCAACACGAGTACCATTACCAAGTTGGTTAAAGCCTGAAGTTGTAAGATCAAGACCTTCATAGTGGTCTGTAGCTCTAAAGTCAGTGTCACCAAGAGCGTTGGTATTATCAGCAGCTGGACACTGATGCCCCTCGACTTTACCGATGTAAGTTGATTGCTGGTTGAGAGGTTGTGTCACTTGACTCTTATCAGTATCAGCATCAAATGAATACAACTGAGATGGTGTCATCAAAGGACGTCCCATCACGTTCGCAAGTTCATCATACTTTCTTGTAGGCAGAACAATATCACGATCGTAAATACGCTGGTCATTAATACGATAGTTAAGTTGAGAAGGTATTTTAGTATCTCTCGAGATATATTCACCAAGAAACTTATGATTCTCACCAACATTCTTTTCTTGGATAAGAAGGGAACGAAGAACACGACCAGAGACCATAATTTCTCTTTCAATAACCTGCGATTCTTCAACTCCCGAACCAGTAGTGGTTGCTGGAACTTGTGTGTCTGTGACGATTTGGTCTTCATAAAGAATATTCATTCCTGAGTCAGAAGCGACTTGAGACATAACACTATCCATAGCTGAGTCAGTATAATACAAAGCATCAAAGATAAACTTGATATTTGATTTAGATGGAACTAACGCACCAGAGTCGCTTGATGTTTGTGCGCGACAACATACTTTACCAATATCGGAATCTGATGTTTGTTGAGCGAAAGTAATCTCAAGATAGACGTGTTCTTTGATTGCGAACAAAGGCAATTGACGAGAACGCATCATTGGAATAAGAGTACTGAGTGGGACAGAGAACAAAGCAGTAGTAGAATCAAGAGTTGTCGGTTTGATAAAAGACGGTACAGTAAGATCAGTATTAGTTGCTGTTGATGAAACAGTGGCATCGAGATCACGGTAAGCAATACGTCCAGATTCCGAGATGGCATAACGATCCCCGCAGCAGCCTGACTTTACCATGTCGACATAGGCTCTATGTTCAGGAGAGTCAAACTTTCTTGAAGCGGTGCTATAATATGGATACTGTGTATTACTTGCTACGACTTGATTGCCGATTTTAAGAACACACTTTTCAATCATAGCATGAACTCCAGTTCCAAGTGGGAAGAAAAAAGAACCGTCAGCTGAAACAGTGACTCCGAGTTGAACGAATGAACCAGCATCGAGAATACCAGCCTTAGGGATCTGAAATACAGCTAAGTTGTCTGTTATAGTGATAGGGTCGAGAACCTGAGTTGATATTTTCATATTATCAACTGTTGGTAATGTTTGAACCTTTAAAATATCGGGAAGCGAACTCATTTTTTAATAATAACTTATTTATTAAAAAAAATTTATAAAATTAACTTGAAACTTGTATTCCCTGAGCGGAGTATTGAAGCACATTCTTCGCAAGGTAATAAGTAAATACAGACATTGGACTCTTACCGTCAGCTGTAGATTGAAGACGCATACTATAACTTTGTCCCCTGAAATCAATACCTTGTTCGGAGACTCTATCCATCGCAAGACCAATAGCGAAGTTTCTTGCTGTATCCACTGTACCGAATTCTTGTTGTGCTGAACCTGAAACCGACAAGTCTTTTGTACCAAATGGGAACAGTTGAGGTTGGTTCAACATTTTACTCAGTGCTGGATATGGTTGAAGAGCATTAAGAGCATTGACCTGAACTCCAGTTTCAGGTAAGCCTTGAGTTGATTGTGTTTGTTCGTCCAATTCATAATCAAGTCCAAGCTTAAGACCTCCACGAGAGAATGACACTTTCTTCAATACAACATCTTGATCGTAAGTTGCTCCAGTTGAGTCAGTGTTCTTAAGCATAGCAGTCTTGAAACCATCCTGTGAATAGTTATTAGAATGAGTGACAGGTAAGAAGTTATGAAACACGGATAGAACTTGAGATGAAGCAAGATTGTATGTTTGTGTAGCATCACTTGAGTTGATGACACTGTAAAGATTTTGGATAGTATTGAACACCAAAGCTCCACTGGATGGAACACTGAGTTTCTGTTGATCGGCAGGAGATGGGATAAGCATTTCTCCACTAAGAGATAAGTTAGAAACAGAATAAGATGCTCCGCCCGAAGAAGAAGCATCAGTACCGAAAAGAACTTGTTGGTCTGGTGAAAGTTCAAGTGAGATCTGTAATCCACGAACTCCATTTACACCCAAAGGGATGGCAGTTCCACTTTGAAACATACCCGAAAACAATCTCATCGAGAAAGCCATCTTGTTATTTAACTGAGCATCAGCAGATGACTGTTGGGCGGTTGATTTAGTCACCACACCGCTGTGTGAAATAAAATCTTCTTCAGACTGTACTGAGGGGACAACAGTAGCGATCATACGACCATATTGTCTCACAGATTCTAAAGTTTGATTTGAATCGTTAGAAGCGATATTTACATTTTGGAAGATGGCGTTAGTACCAACTCTGTCGTTTTGTTGAATAGTGACAGTTGAACCAGTCTTCAATCCATTATTATTAGGTGCTGATCCAGTTCCAGACGTAATTTCAATCTCTCCGTTAATACGAACAGAAGACGCACGAAGAAGTTTAGATACAGATCCGATGTTAAAGGTAATAAGAGGACTTCCAGCTTTAAATGAGTAGGTGTTATTTGCTGGTTGATTGCTTGGGAGCAACTCAAATCTTTCAACGCTTTCAATAGACATACCAGACATTTTTTTAATAACAAGTTATTTATTAAAAAATTTTATAAAATTCTTAAGATTCTACTGATACAATACCCCGCTTAATCATAACACGGGCAAGTTTGAAAACATAGTTGTTAAATACTTTCTGTTCTGCGCCACTATCATAATCAACACGCAATGAAATAGTTTCATCACTCAGATCTGTAGTTTGACCGTAGCGATTGAAAGCACGAGCAATCAAGAAGTGTTCGTCAATCTTTTGTAGGTTCATAACTGGCTTACCAATATTAATAAGTGCTTTTTGAAGTTCAGTCATATGTAAGGGTTCAGGTCTTGATGGAGTTTGTGAATAACGAAGCAGAGATGCTTTACGTGATGGCACTAACTCACTACCGAACTGGAACTGATAATCTCTTGCGGAATCTGGTACACCAGCGAATGAATGTTTAGTGATCTGACGATAGTTGTCGTTAGGGATAGGTTGAACCAAAAGAGATTTTGCTCGTTTAGCAAGAGTTGGTATGTGATCCTGTGTGATCCCAGAAGTTGCTACTTGGTTATGTCTGTGAAGTTCAGATGTAAGAATATCCATACTAACTCCGCCCTCAGTTGTCGACTTCGACATGATGCCTGAAACGTAAGCATCAGGTGGTTGGACTGATAAACATCTCATTTCAACTCCCGAAAGAGTATAAGATGGGGCAGCAAGAGTTCCAGTTGCGGCAGCATTTGGAGCATCACTTCTTGTGAAGATTCCAGTTTGTTCGCTGACTCTATCTGCTGCTTTTACGAACAATTGAGATGCCGATGCTGTGAATGCTGCTCCAATATCTCCATCTGCTCTTTGAGGTCTGAACTCAATACCTAACTTACCACCATCAGTGAAGAAACCAGTAATAAGACCGATTTTAGTATCATAAGTTCCACCAGCGATAAGTTCAATATGTAAAATATCATCAATAACAAATGGATTTTGTTTCTGGTCGTCACTACAATCTAAATCAGTAAGAATAGTAAATGTGTTAGTTGAACCAGTCACAGTAAAATCACTACTGGCTATATCACTCTGTGGTTTGATTGGTGTACCAGCAACAGTGAATACTCCACTATCATTTGCTTGACCGACACCTTGACCTTGATCTAACAAATACAAAGCACGTTGTGGATCTTCAGTATCAATAAACAATCTAACTCCATCTAACACAGCAACAGGAACAATTTGAGATCCGTTAAGAAGTCCAGACTCGAGTTTAATATAAACCTCTGGGCTGTTTTTAGTTCTCGCAGTTCTAACAGGTGCTGACGAAGATGAACCAGTAAGACTTGGCGCTGCGGAATAATACAAAGAGTTTGTTTCAGTTGCGGTAGGTTGGACACCTTCAAACAACTGACGTTTATGTTCGATAGATGATTGTTCTGTGTAGTGTTTAGTTGCTCCAGTCAAAGCATTATAATCTTCAAGAGATTCAATTGTTGCGGTATTAGAACCATCACGGATGATGACATTTCTAAAGAGAGAATGAACACCAGCTTCAGGGTCAGGAACAATAGTTCCACGTCCGCCACTGACGCTTACAACGGCACGAAGATACGTTTGTCTCGGATCTAAAAATCCAAGATAAGAAGGGAGAAGCATCCTGAT